GATACAGTCAACAGTGCCTGCCAATTGTAGTTTATCGGAATATAACTTGCTCTCTAGAGCATGTATATTGTCTATCTTATCCACGACTGGTCTTAAATCATTCCACATCTCAGTGTCGAACATGTCGGCCTGAGTTGGATTCCCTAATAGGAAGTCCTCACATAGTCCATGGATACGAGTACCTCGACCGGAAGCCAGCGATGATACTCTATTTGCCTCTTCTTCTCCAACTCTTCTGCGCCATTCGACGATGAATTGTTTATTTAAGAGACCTGTTACTTGTGTTACACTAGGATATTTATCTCCAGACGGGGTTTGATATACTCTACCCGCGTCCGAATCAATTCGCTGCAACACTGGAAACTCATGATGTATAAAGTTCTTCAATTATTTTTTATCTGCGTACTTTGCCTTTAATGTTGGCTTCTTACGATTAGGATCTTTCTTTACTGGTTCTGCAGCAGGTTTTACTTCCTTCTTAACCGCAGGCTTTGCAGCTGGAGCAGCTTTCTTTGCTTCAACTACTGGTTTTACTTTAACTGGTTCTGCAGCACATACGTATACTGTATAACTAATTAGACCAAATACTGTAGCGATTGCAATTAATTCATTTTTATAATTCTTTAACATTTCCATCTCCTTTAATAAAATTAAACTTTACTTCCGGATGACTCTCGATCATCCTATTAAAATTTAGTCTCCAATCTGGCGACATATTCATACTGTCTGAATCTATGAAATTCCGGGTATAACTCTTATCTACGGTGTTATTAAGTACATTACCTATGGTGAATGCATCTGCGCCGTATATATCTATATCTGTATATCCAAGCTCTACTGCTTTAAGGCACGCTAAGTTGCCGCTTGATAAACCTTTATAAGTCTTTTGTATGATGCCTAACATATCAAACAATTGCTTTGCTCCTACTTGCTCAACATATTCCCATGCATCTTGACTAAAGTAAACCTTACAGTCTATGAGAGATATATCTCTAATCAATACTTTGACCAACTGTGGGTCTAGTATCACAGTGCAGTCAACCTTCGTCCAAGGAATATTACAACCTATGCGGTATGCATATTCTTTATTAGGATCGTAGGCTGACCGACTGGGACCATTACATAGTACCGCTACTTTCTTATTATACATCAGGTCTTAATTAAAGTACAATTAAGCTTCAAGGATTTCAATTGCATGGTTATAATGTTTGATACGGTCTTCTAAACCAATATATCCACCATTGATAACCTTTGTCATCCCTTTGATGTCACTTGCATCAGCATACTTATTTAGTTTGTTTTTATTCCAAAACCAAAGTGCTGAATATAAGGAAGTTGGTACGTCATCTGTCACGAGGTCAGGATCATTTATCACGGTTTCAGGATCTTCAAAGAAGTCTGTAGCAAACGCTTGATAGTTAGCTTTACCTGTTAGTTGAATTGGACCACGACCTCTAAACTTATAACCTTCGCCTGATGCAGTATCTCCGTTACCCATACGACCAGCATATATTACGTTAGCGATCATTTCAGGTTTACGGTGATAAGGAGCAGAGTCTCTACCAGCTTTAACAAAGTACTTACCAAATAGTTTGTTCAATGCATCAGCAGAGTAGTTTAGGTTTTCTTGGAGAGTCGTGAAGTCCGCGGATTCATGAGCACACTGAGCCACAAAAGCAGCAACGCGTTTTGCTGTTGTTACTTCAAATTGAGGTAACTGCACAACCATCGCTTCATACCACTCATGGACGTTCTTGTTGCGAGTAAGTATTTGGCCTAGTTTTTGCTCAGTAAAATCGAATTCGAATGCCATTATTTTTTAGCCACTAATCCAGCTACTTTAGCCCATGCTGCTTTTGCTAAAGCTAGTGCTTTGTCAACGATTAGTGTTGCATATTGTGGGTATTTTGCACCCAAATGTGCTCCTACTAAAAATACAATAATGTTTGTTAACATATAGTTCTCCTTTTTGGTTAACAGCTGAACTTATTATGGGATTCAGCGAGCCCATATTTTATTTTCTTTTACGAGGTTTTGTTTTACCTGATATTAAATTAGATTTCCTTGTTGCTGCAGCCTTCATCTTTTGTGTTAAAGATTTAGGTCTAATTATTTTACCAGTCTTTTTATTTATTGGCATAATATATCCTAGATGTATTTACTAGTCTTATTTAATGTGCTTCCAGGAGATTTCTCATGGATGCGTTGTAGTACTTCTTTAAATCCGTTGTCAGCTTTATGAATACCTAGTCTTACTGGATCTATTAATGGATTGAGACCAGTAATTAATGGTTCAAGATTTGGGTTAGCTTCGAGGAACTCTGCCTTTGCAGCGATACTCATGATCCTCTCAAATACCTCACCAGTGTCTTTGTTTCTAAAATCATATGTTGGCATAATTTTCCCCTGTAGTTTTATTTATAAACTCTGGGACTGGCCTTTTCTTCCAAGAGAACATTCTTTGCTTTTCACCTATATAATAGTTACGATATGACTGTACACCATCTCCAGGGATCTTATATTGATCAGGCATTGCTGGAGTTGGGTCAGTAAATTCTCCAATAGGTATATTTTTAGGCCAAAATCTGAGTCTAGCTAGTAAACCTGTTGATTCACACTTATGAATCTTTTCATATCGATATGTGTATTCTGTACAAAGTTCTCGCATTAGTTGCCATAACCAATAGTAATTCATATTAGTTTCTCTACACCACTTTGCAGATGGATGATTCACGTGTGTAGCATTATACAATAATATTTCACGGTCATCTGGTATCCAGTATCGAGTTACGCTTCTATTAGTTTCAGGATTGTATACTTTTTGAGCTCCTAATCCGTCTAATATACGATGCGCAGTAGATAATAGTTGTGCAGATTCTAATATCATCTTGACACAGTGCTTATCTACGTGGTATTGCGCAGCTAACTGCGGATCTTTATCTAAATAGAATATGTTCATTTTAATTCTTTCATTGTCGCATATATGTCATGATGTACTTTCATGGTATTATATCCCATTTCCTTTAGTATCTTATCAAGCTTCTCATAGCCTTGATCGGAAGTATCCTCGTCACCAGATGGACCTAAGTTTAAGTACTCGACGTATAAGTCTGGTTTAAACTTATTGATTGTATTATATGCACCACATAATACTTCGAGATCCAAACCTTCGGCATCTATCTTGATGAAGTCCACCTTTTGAACCTGATGTTCCTCTACGAACTTATCTACTGTGGTTACTTTAAATCGTTCTTTCTTATCAGTAGACTTATATCTACCTGGATCATGATTAAGCGAGAATGCCGCAAAGCTGCCAACCTTTTCATAGTCTATAGTATTGACTTCAACATAATCCTCTTCGTCTGATAAACCTATTTGATGTGCATGTACGTTGAATATGTTATTGATTGCCATGTTTGCACATAACATCTGGAATACTTCTCTCTGTGGCTCGAATGCATATACTTTACCATTCTTAAAGAACTTTGCAACCCATGTGGTGTATGTACCGATGTTTGCACCAATATCAAAGATGACAGGATCATCAATGCCTGTCAATGCACGGATGGTTACATCTGCCTCTACCGTGTTATTATTACCATGATCTAATAAGAATCCTCCTACTGAACATGCAGTAGTATCAAATCTATTGATGACCATTAAACCGTGGTCGCAAGACACTAGTACGTTACGCTTAACGCTATCGTTGATATTAAACATGATTATAGTTGGATTGGTTTCTCGAGTTGAGGTCTAAAGTGTACATGATCTAATAGCCATCTTTTCATCTTCAATGCACCTTTATCTTGCAATGCATATGCTTCAATTTCCCATGGTTGGCGACGATATATGTATCTATGTTTATCGTCTTCATATGTTAAGTATTGGATCTTAACGTTGTATTTAAGTTGACCAGATATAAATTGCCTGGCGTGGACTAGCTCATGAGCAATGGTCTTGCTCAAGCTAACTGTATTTTTTGCGTTTAGTTCGATCATGATGTCATCATCATATTCCTGGTCGCAGGAACCTAACATGTCATCAGTCTTATAGTTTTTAAATAAGAATGTGTACTTAACATCCTTAGATTTTTTAGGGTACTTCTTAGTTATGTCTTTGATAAGAGTCTTTTCAGCTGCTATACATTGCTTTACAAACGTAGTAAGCCTGCGTGGAGATATCTTCTCAACTGCAGGTGTGCAATAGACCGAGATCTTATCCGTTTTATAAAGTAATATTTGTCTTATCATATCTAATATACTACCACATCCTTTAATTAAAGTACATGCTAACATAACTTATTGATTATAAAGACAATTTAAAACACACCCAGGCTCATAAAATACCTGATATATAGCTTACTATCTATTTATATAGATCTATGCTTTGGGCGCTGCGGGTGCGATGAATCCTGCTTCCTCTACAAGCTTACGGGTGATCTTCTTATATAGCTTAGGTAACTTCTGATCCTTGATAGCTATGATTAGTTTAGCCTCGGAGGGGTGTACAGACTCTAATAAGGATATGAATAATGCCTCGCGTTTGATAGGCTTTAGGTCAGTCCTAAGAAATACATAGAAGCGTCTAAGCTCCTGTGTAAGGATAGCTGGACTCATACCAATCGGTGCTGCATCTGGTCTGTAAGGAGGTTCATCCTCTGGAAGGGCGAACTTCTTCTCAGGTAAGAAAGCATATTCAAATACGATCTTAAGTGCGGTATTGCCTTTAAACTTTGTTGATAATAACTTGGGATCTGTGTTGATCTCATCAAGTATCTCTGGTAAAAATGTTGTTGCCATTTTAAAAGTCCTCAATTTCGTCGAGTAATAGTCGACATTGGTTTTTTATAAGGTAGTTCATGACAGAATTCTTGTCACCTAAAGGGACAGTCTTCTCATATATATCTATAATAGTTTTAGCTAGTTCTTCCGGTATGAAGTCAAAGTTAACTAACTGTTGGTTACGTTGATAGTTACGTCTCTCTTCATCGTTTTTACAAGCCTCAATACCCTTCTCAAAGAATTCAGGTAAACGTTTTGCTGAGAAAGGCTTTTGTCTGTCACCTGATACGAACACATCGTCTCTTGATAGGATGTTTGGTATACCATCACCTGAATCACCTTTAACTATGTGCTGTATAGTATACTCTTGTATTTCCTTCTGAGATCCTTCTACAAACTTACGTTGCATAGGTGACCATTGGCGAACATTCTTATTGCGTTGTAGTTGGATGAAGTCCTTATCAGATGATACAATCAACACCTTTTGTGGTTCAGAGAACAGTCCTTGTTCCACTAATAAGTTTTCTTGTGTATACTCTGTAAGTATAGCAATGATATCATCAGCCTCTGCAGTATCAATTAATAATACTTTATAAGGGAATTCATTGATAAGGTCTGTACGTAGTTCTGCAAGAGTATCAAATATAAGTGCCCAATCAAGGTCTGACTTATCTCTGTTAGCCTTACGGTGTGCTTTATAATGTGGAAATATTGACTTACGCCAATAATTACGACCATCACACGCAATCACCACTTCACCATACTCTTTATACTTCTTCTTATAAGACTTGATGGTTGCTAGTGTAGTATGACGGATCAAGTTCTTGATCTCTTCAGGAGTTTGGTTCTTTATATCTTTCTGAAAGGGTAAGATGTTACTTAATGCGATTTGGCTATAATCTAGTATAATCATTAAAATGCACCTAATAATATTGTTTCTTCATTAATTCTGCCGTTTGGAGCCACAGGCTTTGTAGTCAATGCTTTTGCTGCAGCATTCAATGGACGCTTGCCGATCTGAGTATCTTTAAAGAACTTCTCAGGATTCCTAAGAGTCCATGCCCATGACTTAGCGATACTATAGTTAATGATCGTTGTACCTTTAACTGTTAAGCTATCAGAGTCATCAGCTACATAAGCTACAAGTTTACGATACTTAATGTTGTATACCCATAACTCTTTAGCACCGACGATGTCTGCTGGGTTGATAGACTTAAGGTTTAATAGATCATGCTTAAACATGTACTTAAGTTTCTTAACCACCAATGCTGGGGATTTAACCTTAACGGCTCTAGGTTTCTTAACTGTAACCTGATGTTGAGCACAGTCATCTACGATAGATTGCAATGCAGCTCGGAACTTCTTAAGTTCTGTCTTAGTAAGGAATGAATAGCCTTCAGTAAGTTGTTCATCAGTACCAGCCATGGCTTCATCGATCTCGTCGACGTTAAGCTTATAGTATTCACCGATTTTCTTAGCTACCATACCTGATACGTTATTAGATAATAGATGCGCCTTAGTATTAAAGTCCCACACCTTTGAATGCACAAACTTATCGATAGCATAGTCGATGTCTTCAGATGCAGTACGTGCAACATCGATGACACGCTTCTCAATAGATATTACAGGAGCCTTAGGACGAGTGTCTTCATCTTCTGGTGCACCAGCCTCATACTTAATATACAACTCAATGATCTTTTCTTCGATGCCTTTCTTATCTTTATCAGATAAGTATTCACCTTTATTAAGTATAGTGATGATGGATCCTAATGATAAGAACTCATAGTCAGGTGCCTTTGATAAGATATCATAGTACTTCTTATTAAGTTTCCTAATATAGGCAAGAGAAACCTTAGCTCGTTGACTATTATCCATATTAAGGTTATAGTATCCTAAAGCTTTCATAAGGGATGTGCGATACTCGTCTTGTGTTACCACAGGAGCACCGTCACCTCTGCCTTTAGCGATAGCTTTTTCTTGCCATTCTTTGGTTGGTTTTTTAGTTTTCATATTGGCAGTATACCATAATTAATTAATAATGTACAATTATTCTGCTTCTTGATTAGTAACGTTTTGATAGATTGTCTCAAACTCATCGTTCAAAGCTACTTCTTCGTTGAAGTTTTGCTTATGATACGTATTAGCAAGCTTAGCTAAAGTCTTCTTAGGGATCTTAAACTCGTCATAAAGGTTCTTAAGTACTTCTCTTACAAAGTCCTTCTCAGCCTCAAC